ACTGGGCCTCTGCTATGGTGCGCTCGTAGTCCTCCCTGCGGGACGTGGTCTTGCCGGGTTCCACCTCGAAGTCCTCCATGGCCTTCTGCAACGCCTGCACGAAGACCGAGTCGAGCACGGACACCCTGCAGCCCTTGGTCTGGCATCCCTCGCCCGGGTGGAGATGGACCAGCATCGGCTCCTTGGCGTTGCCTGTGGCGCTGTAGGTGAGGGGCCTACCGCATTCCGCGCACCTGAGAATCCTGCCGTAGTAGTTGCGCTTGATGTAGCTGTTCCTCACCCTGGGCGCCTCCGTGCGCTTCCCCACGGCCTCCCACAGCTCCATCGACACTATCGGCTCGTGAAGGCCGTCGACCTCTATAGGCTCCTTGGGGAGTATCTTGTAGCGCGTCCTCCCGTTCTCCATGAACTTGCGCTGCTCGGTGGCGTTCCACCTTATCTTGCCGATGTACGCGGGGTTCCTCACGATGTTCTCCACCGAGCTGTAGGACCACTTGCTGTTCCTCGTGGGGACGGCGCCCATAGCGTCGAGCCTTCGGGCGATCTCCCGAGAGCTGAGCCCCTCGGCGTACATCTCGAAGACGGCCACCACGAAACGCGCATCGTCGTTGGGCACGAGCGTCTTCATGCCGTCGATTCTCGCCTTGTCGTAGCCGTAGGGGGCGCACTGGCCGATGAACTGGCCCTCTCGGACCGATGCAAGCCTGCCAGCGATGAGGCGCTTGTTGATGGCCTTGAACTCCCTTCGGCTCATGAACAGCCCGAACTCGAAGTACTCCATGTCGGCCTCGGAGTGGGGGTCGTAGACCTTGAACGGCGTGACTATGAGGGTGTTGCTCTCCATGAAGGCCCTGCCCACGCGGCCCTGGTCCACCATGTCCCCTCGGGTGAGGCGCTCGACCTCCATGCAGAGCACGCCCTCCCACCTGCCGGAGTCGACATCGGAGAGCAACGCCTGCATCTCGGGGCGGGAGTCTATCGAGTCGCCCGACTTGATGCCGTCGCAGTACCACCGCTCGATGGGGACTCCCATCTTCTCGGCAAGCCCCTCCAAGGTCTGCCTGTGGTGGGCCAGGGCGTCGTAGCCCGACTCCACCTTCTCGCGGACCTCGTCGGCCCTCGATTTACGTAGGTAAGCGCAAAATCCCATGATACAATCACCTCGCAGCTCTGATGGCTTTGCTGCACTTGAATTGGCGTCCCCGCGTGCCTGCGCGGGGGCGTCTGACTATTTACTCGTCTGGCTTCTGCAATGCCAGGAACTCGTCGGGAGTTATCCCCAGAGCGCCGAATATCAGCAGGGCCTTCTCCCATGTGACGTCCTTGATATGCCCCGACTTGAGTTTCGAGAAGTAGGACGGGAGTATGCCCGTCTTGGCGCAGATGTCGGCGGCACTCATGTCTTTTTCCTTCATAACCAGCACCAGAGCATCGTAGAAAGTCATCAAAATCACCGCCTATATCGAGTACGGAGATTTTACAGCATCTAGGTTATTTTTGCCAATTGGGAAATTTCTTGTTGCAAAGTTCCCAATTAGCAAGTAAGATTGGATGCATGGAGTTCCCAATTGGGAAGTTCGGGAAGGATACGGAATGACTCAGGTAATCAACGAGAAAATCGGCGCTTGGCTCCTAGAGAAAGGCAACTCGCAGGAGAAGCTGGCAAACACCATAGGTATCACGCGCCCCACGTTGCGCAGCCGACTGAACGGCGAGACGAAATGGACTTGGGAAGAGGTCGTGAAGGTCGCGAAGACAACAGACACGACGCTCAACGAGCTCGCTGGCATCAAGGTAGAGTCCACCAACTAACCGCTCGTCCTGGCGGATTTGACGCTAAAAGCCGCACCTTCCCTTGTGGACCCCGCTGGCTACCCTCCCAGCGGGCGTCGGGGACGGCCGCGCCGCGTTTCAAGGGGGCGGCGGCCGCCCTCGACGCCCAGTGCGCCCGCTCATTGACAACACCGAACGACCCGGCGAGAGAACCGGGCCCCCGCACATCGAGGCGGGTTTGAAGACAGCAACGCGGAGGCTCCCGCAAGGGGCGCACGTGCGGCCCGACGAATCTAAGGGCCTCGACGCCTCGGGCGGAGGATGCCGCTTGTCCTTTCGCAGCATACGTATTCCCGGCCTCCCGAGCCAGGCAAGGCGCCCAGCTGCGCCCCATGCGGGGGACTCCGCGAAGAAGGAGACAAACATGAAGGAAATCAGGGACGGGCCGCACGTGGCCCTCGTGAGGGTCCACGGCCATGTGGACAGGAAGGCGGCGACGGATGCCGCGAGGGAGATAGCCAAGGAGGTATCGCGTGGGAAGGAAGACGAGGGCGACGCGCCGCAGGGTCCAGCCGCGGCGCGCCGAGGTCACCGTGCGAAGTGACATGGACATTGTAAACGAAAGGCTCGCGGAAGGCTACGACGGGGCCACGCGCATCGCCGGCGCGGTGCTCGGCTGCTCGTTCGGCCTGATGTTCGCCGTCGGGATCATGCTGGGGTGGTGCTAGATGCTGCGCAAGGTGATGGTCGGCGCGTACGAGATGCCGCCGAGGGTGGCGGTTGCGCTGTCAATCCTCGAGACGGCCGCTGCCGCCGAGATGCCCGACATGAGCGTGACGCTGTTCGGCGGGCGCGTCTACAGCCTCAACGACCTCGGCGAGCCGTCGAGGCTCGCGGAGCCCGACGGCGACGGCTGGGCCGAGTTCAGGTTCGAGGAGGACGACGATGGCGCTGAGACCGCGTGACACGTACTACCCCGACGTGGCGGTGAGCGAGGCGAGGGCGTGGTCGGCCTACCAGCCGCCGAGGCCCCCCGCGAGGCGCGGCGTTCGGGGAATCATCGACAAGCTAGGAGAGAGGAGGAGGAGATGGACAACTATCCCATGGGCGTGAACGGGAGCGACCCGTACTTCGACCAGCCCGACGCTGCCGAGGTCATCGACCCCGCGCACGACGCCGAGGTGGTGAGGCGGATGGCACTCGCCCAGGCGCTCTACAAGGCGGTGTCCGCCGAGGTCAAGACGGGCGACGAGTTCAACCTGCGGGGCGAGTTCGACGCGATCATGCGCGAGCGGTACAGGCAGGCCAAGGCCATCGGCGCGCCGCCCAAGACCATCGACGTCGAGGTGGACGGCGAGAAGGTCGGCTCGTACAGCTTCACGGTCGGCAAGGCCAGGCCCGCGTCGACCCGCGCCGACATCGTCGTGGAGGACAGGGACGCACTGCTCGGGTGGGCGCTGACCATGGGCTACTTCGACGTGGACATGGACGCGGTGCGCGGCCACTTCGCGCGCACGGGCGAGGTCCCCGACGGGTGCAGGCCCGTCGAGGTGGTCGAGCCAGCGCGGCCGGGCGGCGAGGTCGAGAGGACGTCGCTGCGCATCGACCCCGCGAAGGTGGCGTCCGCGCTCGGCGGGGCGCTCGACGAGGCGGTGTCGGCGCTGCTGGAAGGGGGCGAGTGACATGAGCATCCCCATCCTGGTAGTCGGCCGCTCGGGCCGCGGCAAGTCGCGCAGCTCGAGGAACTTCGAGCCCGGCAAGGTCGCGATACTCAACACGTCCGGCAAGCTGCTGCCGTACTTCGAGCCGAAGCACGACGTGATCGACGTCCCCTCGCTCGTCGGGAAGGTGGCGCAGCCGGGTGAGCCGAAGCCGCTGAAGGTCGACATAGTGAGGAGCTGGCTGACGAACCACCGCGACGAGCACGCGTCGGTCGTGGTCGACGACTACGGCTTCGCGCTGTTCGAGATATACCAGCGGTTCCGCATCAGCGAGGAGGAGCGGCTGAGCAACAAGTTCGAGCCCTTCGACATCATCCTGGACAGGCTGGCGCGGCAGATAGACGCCCTATACGAGGACGGGCGGGTCGACCGCATAGTGTACCTCGTCATGCACGAGGAGACCGACTCGCAGGGCAACGTCTCGCCGCTCGTGATGGGCAAGATGGTCAACGACAAGTACGTGCTCGAGGGGCACGTGACCTGCACGCTGCAGGCGGTGGTGCGAGACGGCGAGTACATGTTCCGCACGAACGGGGGCAACCCGGCGAAATCGCCCGAGGGGCTGTTCGAGTCGGAGTACATACCGAACGATCTCGCGGCGGTGGACCGCAGGATAAGGGAGGCGTACCGCCTCGACGAGATGGCGAGAAACTAGGAGGAAGACATGCCATTCATCGACAAAGCAGAGTACGGCAAGGCCGAGGCGAAGCAGGGCGGCGGCGGTTTCGCCCAGATGGAGCCGGGGGTGTACGAGCTGTACGTCCAGGCCATCCGCACCAGCTGGTCCAAGAAGGACGGCAGCGTGACGGACGGCATCGCGAACAAGTGCGTGAAGGTCGTCTGGGACGTGGCGAGCGGGCCGTTCGAGAAGAAGTACACGGAGGCGTACTTCACCGACTGGGACGGCAGGCCCGACCCCGACAAGGACTTCATGCACTCCGACATACTGTCGTGGAAGAACCTCGACTACTTCAAGGGCAAGATGGAGGCGCTCAACGCCGACAACGACGCGTTCGACGCGCTGGCCGCGTTCATGGGCATCCCCGACGAGGAGGCGCGGGACCCTCAGCGGTGGGGCATGTTCGTCGGCAAGAGGTTCTACGCGGTAATCGGGGGCTCCGTGTCGCTCAACGACAACGGCTACGACCGCTGGACGCTCGACGTGCAGGCGTGGATCACGCCCGAGCAGGCGCGCACGGGCGAGCACCCCGAGCCGAAGGTGGAGGACAACCGCAGGGGCGCGGCCAGGTCCACCTCCCCGATGGCGCAGCCGGGCGGCGCGAGCTACGCGGTGTAGCCATGGGTCGGCGGGTTGTGATCATCGAGGACGACCGCCAACACTCGGGCAAGCACGACAACAAGCACGAGGTATGGGACGCGCTGGGCGTCCCTTACCTTTCCCGCGACGAGATGATAAAGCTCGACTTCGGCGATTACGTGAGGGGCTTCGAGGATGGGACTCTTGACCCCAGCTCGAACCTAAGCGTGGACTCGAAACGAAGCCTTAGCGAGGTATCTACCAATCTCGGGCGCGAGCACGAGCGCTTCAAGCGCGAGGTCAGGCGGGCGAACGACGCGGGCTATCTGCTGGTCGTGCTCATCGAGACCGACGAGGCCACCTGCATCGAGGACGTGCGCGGGTGGGTGAACTCCCACTGCCGCAAGTGCAAGCACTACTGGCACAAGGAGTGCGACCCGCGGGACGGGTCCACCTACTGCCTACGCCACAACACGAAGCCGCCGCTGCAGGGCGAGACGATGGCGAAACAGATGGCGACGATGGAGGCGAACAGGTCCGTGCGGTTCGAGTTCGTGCGGCCGGAGGACAGCGCCTCGAGGATTTGCGAGCTATTGGGGGTGAAACATGACGATAAAGGCGATTGAGACGGAGTACAACGGCTACCGCTTCCGCTCCCGGCTCGAGGCGAGGTGGGCGGTGTTCTTCGACGCTGCCGGAATCAGGTACGAATACGAGCCGGAGGGCTTCGACCTCGGCGGCGGGATGCACTACCTTCCCGATTTCTTCCTGCCGGACATAGACGACGGAATCTACGTCGAGGTCAAAGGGGAAATGACAGACGCCGACTACGGGAAGATAGAGAAATTCTGGAAGGTGGGCAAACGCCCGCTCCTCGTCTTGGGCGGCTTGCCGACGGAAAGCGATGTGGAGCTGTCGGACATATACGGTTACGTCAACAAGTACAAGCGGTGCTTCGAGTTCGGCGGGAACGGCACATGCTGGGACTGGCCCTACCTCTTCTGCGTCTGCCCCGCGTGCGGGAAGATCGGCGTCGAATTCGACGGGCGAGGTTGGCGCGTGTGCGGGACGCGGCACAGAGACAAGGACCTGGATAGCGAAATGTACCGAGACGAGCGCGGGAAGACCTGCAGGTTCAAGTACCCTGAGTACAAGGGCTGGAGAACGGACGACAAAGGGTACTCGTGGGACCATCCCGTTCTGAAGAACGCATACGACAAGGCTCGCAAGGCCCGCTTCGAGTTCGGCGAGACGCCGGTGGTGCCGAATGGAAGGCAATAAGTTCCTCGACGCCGCGCTGCGCTACATCGGCATGGGCTTCAAGGTGGTCATCCTCGGCAAGCAGTCGAAGGAGACCATAACGAGGTGGACGCCGAACGGCCTGCTCGACGCGACGGACGACCCCGAGACCGTGCGCGGATGGTGGGAGCTGACGCCGAAGTGCAACGTCGCCATCGTGTGCGGGGAGACCGCCGAGCCCGGGCGCTACCTGACCGTGCTCGACTTCGACGTGGACGAGGACAACGACGTGGACTCCATCCACGATTTCCTGATTCCATGGGAGCGCGAGCACGGAGAGCTGCCCGAGACCGTGACCGAGATAACCGGGCGCGGCGGGCTCCACTACTTCTACTACACCACCGAGCCCGTGCCGAAATGCGAGAACCAGAAGGTCCACGTCGACATACGCGGCGCGGGCTCCTACGCGATGGTGGCCCCGTCGGTGCACCCGAACGGCAACGAGGTGCAGTGGGAGAACCATCCCGACGACTACGAGATCGCCTGGGCGAACGAGAACGTGCGCGAACTCATCGAGGAGGTCATGCGCGGCGCGGTCAAGGACGGCGGCGGCAAGGTGGACATGTCGGGAGGGCTGAAGGTCGGCAAGCGCAACACGTCGCTGTACGAGATGGCGGCAGGGCTCATGTCGCAGTCATGGGACGACGACGCGATCGTCGCGAGCATCGAGACGTACAACGCCATGGCCGAAGCGCCGCTGTCGGACGGCGAGGTACGCAAGATACTCTCGTCGGCGCTCAAGCTGCCCAAGGGCAAGAGCGCCGAATGGTACATCGCCCACGGGCTCGACCCGTCGGACGAGACGTTCGCGCAGACCGCCGACGTGCGGCGGATGCTCGCGGCGGGCAAGGGCGGCACGCCCGCATGCACGATCTCGAACTGCATGACGGTGCTGGGCAACGACCCGAAGCTCAAGGGCAGGTTCGGCTACAACGTCATCGCGTACACGAAGACGGTCGAGGGGCCGCTGCCCTGGGACGAGACGCCTGGCACGCGCCAGATAACGGACGTGGACTACTCGCAGTTCGCGGCGTACCTCGAGAAGGCGTACGGCATCGACGCGAAGGCGAAGGCCATAGACGCCGTCGCGAACGTGTGCAGCTTCAACCGCTACAACCCGATAGCGGAATGGCTTGAATCGCTGGAATGGGACGGCGAGCCGCGCACGCGCGGGCTCCTGCCGCTTTTCCTGGGGTGCGAGGAGTCGGACTACAACACGGAGGTCATCGAGCTGTTCATGCGCGGCGCCATTGCGCGCGCCATCTCGCCCGGCACGAAGTTCGACCACATGATCGTGCTGGTCGGCAAGCAGGGCATCGGTAAGAGCGCGTTCCTGCGCAGGCTGGCCCACAAGAACGAGTGGTACAACGACAACTTCAACACCATCGAGGGCGATGCCGCCGTGGAGAAGCTGCGCGGCATGTGGATGGTGGAGATGGCCGAGCTGCTGGCGACCAAGAAGGCCAAGGAGATAGAGTCCATCAAGGCGTTCGTGACGAGCCGCGTGGACACCATCCGCCCGAAGTACGCGCGCGAGACCGAGCAGCGCCCGCGCGTGTGCGTGATAGCGGGCACGACCAACGACTTCGACTTCCTGAGCGACCCGACGGGCAACAGGCGGTTCGTGCCGATACACTGCCTCGCCGACGAGCCGCAGGAGATGCTGTTCGACGATTCGTCGCAAGAGTTCTTCGACCAATGCTGGGCCGAGGTGTACGCGCGCTGGAAGGCCGGCGAGAGGTCGCTGGTGCTGCCGCACAGGGTGGAGCTGATAGCGGACACGATGCGCGAGAGCCACACCGAGGACGACCCGCGCGTCGCGCTGATACAGCAGTACCTCGACGCCAAGATGCAACGGTGCGACGACCCCGAGGGCGTGGGCGCGCGCGTGTGCGTGACGGAAATCCTCAAGGAAGTGCTCGACGCGCCCGACTACCGCAACCCGCCGAGGCGGCTGGTGAACGAAATCCACGCGATCATGCGCAACTCTGCCGAAGGGTATATGCCGTACCCGAAGGCGGGGGGCAAGGCGCTAACGGCATACGGAATGCAAAGATGCTACGTAATCGACCCAAACAGCCCAAGGTATGCCGAACTACGGCATAGCTAGGGAATTACGGCAGAATGAACGGCAGACAGCATCGTGCCAGCTCAAGCTGTGAAACTAACTAAAATCTGCCCTCTCTAACCTTGATTTCTTAAAAAGAAGGAAAAGTAATAAGGGGGAGTAAGGGGTACATATGCAAAAAAACGGCATACGGCAGGGCGCCCCGAACCCGCGCAGCCACCCCTGGGCGGGCGAGTACGACGCCGTGGCCCAGGAGGACGGCGGCGTGCGCTGGGAGCCGAGGAGGCCCGCGGCGGTCGGCCCGGTGCGGCTCGTGCTCGACGGGGCGGCGGCGCTCCACGGCGTGGACGTGGCCGACGTGGCGATCGTCGTGATAGACGGCGCGCGGTTCGCCCGCGTCCCCGAGCGCGACTGGGACGCGGAGGGCGAGTAGGACGGCGAGAAAGCCCATAGCGGCGCGGAAGGCGTGCGGACGGGCAAGTTATCGACAAGTGCCGTTACCGTGGCGCTCCACGGCGCAGAGACGGCGCAAACGACGAATCTAGGAAGTGTGCGATATGGCGAAAAGGGAATATACGGTAATCCAACTGCCCGAGTGGGGCGGCTGGCGCGTCGCGGGGAGCGACACGGACTGGCAAGTGCAGACACTCAAGCGCCGCAAGGACGGCGACTCGTGGGAAGGGACGAACTTCTTCCCGTCGCTCGAGTTCGCAATCGCGAAGGCCTACGAGCGAGCGCTGCGCGAGTCAGGTGCGGACATCGAATCGGGCGAGCAGCTCGTCGCCGAGTGCAGGCGAGTCAAGGACGAGCTCGCGAAGGCCGTCCGCAGGGCGGCGAAGCAATGAGGCTCAACTCGATGGGCGAGTTCGTGGACGGGCCGCCCAGGACGTTGAGGGTCGCATGCGGCGAGAGGCCCTGGCAGCTCGCGGTCGTGGAGAGGCTCTGCGACGAGGGCCGCGTGCTGCGCTGGTGCGACGTGTGCGGCAGGCCCATGACGGCCAGGGGGCGCATGGGCCAGGAGAGGAAGTACTGCTCTTTCGGTTGCCGGCAGGAGGCCAACCGCTACAGGGCGAGGATGAGAAGGAGGAGGAAGTGAACGACTTGGAAAAGCAGGTCGCGGGACTCACGGCCAAGCTCAACGAGCTCAAGCGCAGGAACGAGCGGCTTGAGCTGAGGAACGGCGAGCTCTGCGCCGAGGTGAACAGGCTGGAAGGCGATCTGAGGAGGGCAAGAGGTGGCGAGGACGCTTAGGAAGTGCCCGCTGTGCGGCAGCGGGGTCAGGATGGGCGAGCTGGACGTGCGCACGAGCGGCAAGGCGTACTATGCGGCGCTGTGCGAGAACGGCAGGTGCCGACTGTCTGAGATGCCGAGCGTGCGGCTGTGCCACGAGACGCCCGAATGGGCCGCCGATGCGTGGAACGGAGGGACGAGATGATGACGCACCTGTTCGCCGCCGGAATCGGCGCCATGCTCGCGCTGTCGGGCTACGCCGTGGTCAAGGTAGGCGCGGACGCCGAGCGCAGGGCCGAACTTGTGCCGGAGATCGAGGGCGAGCTGATGGCCTTCGCAGAGAAGGCGGGCGGACAGCCCGTGCGCCTGGACGCCAGGAAGCTGGCCGCGAGGATTGCGGGGATGCTATGAGGGATTACGGGTTTTGCGAGAGGATGCACGCTGCCAGGAAGGCCAGGGGCGTGACGCAGCGCCAGCTCGCCGAGATGTCGGGCCTGTCGCTGTCGGCAGTGCACAGCTACGAGGCGGGAAAGGCGGCGCCAGGGGCCTATGCGCTCAAGAGCATATGCGCGGCGCTCAGGTGCAGCGCGGACTGGCTGCTGGGACTGAGGAGGTAGGGAAGATGAGGTACGTGTCGCTTTTCAGCGGCGTGGAGGCCGCTAGCGTCGCATGGTCGAGACTCGGATGGCAGCCGTTGGCGTTCGCCGAGGTGGACGAGTTCCCCGCCGCTGTTCTGGCATGCCGCTTCCCCGACGTGCCGAACCTGGGTGACGTGTGCGACATCGATTGGAAGGAGTTCCATGAGCGACATGGAGCAGTTGACGTTCTTATCGGAGGAAGCCCTTGCCAGTCTTTCTCCATCGCAGGGGGTCGAGAGGGTCT